TGAAAATCTCCCTAAATTGCTCCATGTGATACAATCATATGATACTGCATTTTCAAAAAAAGAAACTGCTGATTATTCTGCAATAACTACTTGGGGAATATTTGAACCTAATGAGGGATATGAGAAATGTATTATTCTTTTAGATGCACAAAAGGGGAGATATGACTTTCCAGATTTAAAGAATCTTGCAATAGAGCAATATCATTACTGGGAACCGGAAACCGTAATCATTGAAGCTAAAGCTTCAGGTCAACCTTTGATACATGAGCTTAGAAGAGCAGGTATTCCTGTAGTTGATTATGTACCTGCAAGAGGTAGAGATAAGCATACGAGGATAAATAGCTGTGCTCCGGTATTTGAATCAGGTATGGTTTTTGCACCTTTAGATGAACATTGGGCTCAAGAAGTAATTGAAGAATGTGCAGCTTTTCCAAATGGCCAATATGATGACTATGTAGACAGCATGACCCAAGCTGTGTTAAGATATCGCCAAGGCGGATTTGTACAAACATATTCTGATGATTGGGATGAACCGAACTTTAAAATAGAAAAGGATTATAAATATTATTAGGAGAACCTATGGCACTAAAAGGTAAACAAAAGAAATTAGATAAAAATAATAATAACAGAATTGATGCACAAGATTTTAAAATGCTCAGAGCGGGTAAGAAAAAAGGTGGTATGTTTAAAGGTTACACTAAAGCTTTTGAAACTGCAGCTGGTCCCGGATCAAAAGGAACAAGCACAATCGTTGGCGTAAAACCAAATGCAAAATTAAAAGGTGTCAATAAAAGAAAAAAATTCAAAACAATGGATGAGATGAGAAAAGCAAAAGGTTTCAAACCTGGAGAAACTGCATCTGAATTTAACAAAAGAAGAATGGCTTTAGCCCGTGCTAAAGATGCAGCGAAAGCTACAAAGATCGGTAAAATAGTTGCACCGATAGCATTAGCAGGAGTAGCTGCAACACAATATTTAAAATCCAAAATGAAAAAGAAAGATAAGAAAATGGGAGGAGGCATGATGAAAAAACCTATGGGTTATGTAGCCGGTGGAGGTCTAGGTATGTCCCCACAAAAGAGAAGAGAAAAAATTGAAGATTCTTTCAAAGTTGATGATCAAGTTCCAAGACCTATGGCTGTTGCGAGAAGAAGAACAAAACCAAAAAAAGATTTAGAAGCGAGATCATACGAAGCAGGAAAACAAAATATTTTTTCTAATTTTAGAAAAGGATTAAAAAAAGCAGAAAAACAATATGCAAGTATTCCTTCTGGAATGAAAAAAGATCCTGAAACTGATGCAAAGATAAAAGTGAATCTTATTAAATCAAATAGGAAAAACCCTTTTAAAGAATTTAAGGATAGTAGAAGAGAAGTTTTTGCAACTGAAAGAATGGGTGGTGGTATGATGAATAAACCCATGGGCTATAAAGCAGGTAAATCTGTAAAAGTAAAATGTAAACTAGGTAGAAACAAACCTACAAAAATGTACTAGGAGGGACAATGTCCCTACGGAGTTTATTTCAGTTTGGGAGACGGCTGTTAGGTAAGAAGGAATCAGCGACACCGACCACCGGACAACAAACAAAGCAGATTACTTACGAGCCTCAGTCATTACAAAAGACTGGCCAAGAGTTAGCTAAACAAGAAATAAGAAATCCTCCAGTAGTTCTCAGAAAAACAAAATCATTACAAATGGGAGATGACATAGCTCCTGCATTTGGCTCAAGCACATATGATTGGGCTATGAAAATTGGAAGAGGAAGATACACGGCTGATGAATGGTTAAATCATCTTACATCAACAAGAAAAACAAAATTTAAAGTTTTTGGTAAACCTGCAGAAAAATTAGAAAGAGGTGAAAAAAGATTTAAATATGATTCAGGGCCTTTTGCAGGTAAAGAAGTTAATATTTCAAGAGAAGAATTGTTTGATACTAACCTAGCGATCTTCAATGAAGCAGGTGATTTAACAGGTGGTTTACTTTATGCAGCTAAAAAATTTGGTTTAAAGTTAGATGCAAATGAGGTTGGTGCAATGATTAAATTAAATCCTGTTAACAGATTAAAACCTTACGAGTTAGGTACTTCCAAAATTGCATCACAAAATTTTGATGTAGCCAGTAAAAATATGGAAAACACTATTAGAGCTGTAAAACTAAAATTTAGACAAGATTCAGACTTGGTAAATACATTAGACACTGCGTTGTATCAAATGCAAGGTATTAAGAAAGGTGAGTATGGTACTGGAGCTTTTAGAAATTTAAGAGATACATTGAGACAGGCCAAAGCAAGACCTGATGTAAGAGAACAGGAAAAGGCTTTACTTAATAAAGCAGAAGCAGAATTAAATACAGCCGTTGCCCCAATGAGACAAAACAAAACACAATACGGTAATGAATCGAATTACACGTTACAAGGTGGTAAAGATTACAGAGAAACAATTTTTTATTTAGATGAGCCTATCAGATCAAACACTAGCCTTCTTAAAGAGCCAGGACACTTTTCTAATACTGGTATAAAAAATCAAATTTATCATGTTAGGTATGACACAAGATTTACTCCTGAAGGTAAAAAAGTATTTATGATTAACGAAATACAATCAGATGTAAATCAATCTGTTGCAAAAAGTTTAAGTAAAGCAAAACAGTTAAGTGGAGAAAAAAGAATTAACCCTTTTCAAGCAGACATAGAATTAAATCTATTAGCACAAAATAGATCGAAGTTAATGAAAGATATAGATGATGCTTTGAAAAAAAATCAGCCTAACAAAGCACAAGCACTTATGAATGATGCAAGGGATATACAAATAAAAATGAATAATGTTTTTAGAAAACGAGATCAATACGGTTCACAACAATTTGATTATTTTCCTTTAGTAGAGGCAGATGCATATGGTGATCATGCATTAAAATATCTTATGCAAAAAGCTGCAAGAGAGGGAGTTGATTATGTGGCCGTTGCCCCATTTAATAAATTAAGTTTTAGACAAGGGTATAAAAAAGGTAATGAAAGATTTTATGGTTATGCCACTGGTAAAGGCATAGATAAAAAAGGTAAAGCTGTTATGCCAGAACTTATGAAGCGTTCAGCAAGATTTTATAATACATCTGCAGGACCCCAAAAAATATCTCTTTCAGATCCAAAATTACCATACAAAAAAATTAGAAAAGACGAGTTTAAATATCCAGGTGAAAAAGGCAAAAAAATTACTAGCGAATATCATGAAGAAGCTGTTGATGAGGCTACAGCAAAAGCAGCAGACTTCAGCACTAGATTAATACCAGAGGGTGACCCAAGGTTGTATTTTGATGCGTTTGCTATTAAAGTAACCCCAATGATGAGAAGCACTCAAAAAACATATAAGGCTCTCGGAGGACTTGTAGTAGATATGTTTAAACCAATAAGGTACAATTAAATATGGCTATTGAGAAAAACGAAGAAATAATCGAAGACACAAAAGTTACAGAAGAAGTCCAAGAACAACCCGATGGATTACCAGTTGATGTGACTGTTGAAGGTGAAGAAGAGGTCGTTGAAGAAAGACCTCAGGATGATTTTAATGCTAACCTAGCTGAAGCGATGGATGCTCGTACTCTGAAAGACATGGGTATGGAACTTATTCAAGAATATAAAAAAGATAAAGCTTCAAGAAAAGAATGGGAAGATGCATATATCAAAGGTTTAGATTTATTAGGAACAAAGTACCAAGAGGTTACAAAACCTTTCAAAGGTGCTAGTGGTGTTACACACCCATTACTAGCTGAGTCTGTTACACAATTCCAAGCACAGGCTTATAAAGAATTAATCCCATCTGATGGCCCAGTAAGAACTCAAGTTGTTGGATTACAAACTCCACAAGTAGAGCAACAGGCTGATCGTGTAAAAGAGTATATGAATTTTTTACTCATGGAAGAGATGGAAGAGTACACGACTGATATGGATCAAATGTTATTTTATTTACCATTATCAGGTAGCACATTCAAAAAAATTTATTACGATGCTATGTTAAATAGACCAGTGTCCAAATTTATTCCTGCTGAAGATTTAGTTGTGCCTTACTACGCATCTGATCTAAAAGATTGTGAGAGAATCACTCACGTATTTAAAATGACAGCCAATGAAGTAAATAAAAAAATGGCTGCAGGTTTCTACAGAGACATTGAACTCATAGATTCAAACACTGAACCAGATCAAGTTAGAAAAAAATTAGATGAGCTTGAGGGCGTAAAGGGTACGGGTCCAGATTATTTACACACAATATTAGAAATGCATGTAGATTTAAATTTAGAAGACTATGAAGATTTTG